CTTTTTTCGCTTTTTAGCGCTTTTTTTTAAGTTTTTTTTGAGACCAGGTAACGATTATGGAGCTGCGTTAAATCGCACAGCTATTTCCATGCGTTAATTATCCATTCCTGAGTAGATTCGTGAGGATTTGGCTGTCCGTGACACACGGTTACCAACGATTCGCCATTGTGTTCATAGGTCATGGCACTTCGGGAGTATCTGGTACCACTTCGGTCATACCATTTATACGATTGTGTCCACGAATCAGGAAAAGAACCACATGTTTTATCATTCTTAATAAAGTCTGAAATTAGGTTCTGGTCACCTGCAAACTTTCTAAGGTATTCTGGTCGGTTTCCCATGAATTTATGCCAAATTTTTGACTGAAGGTCATGTTGTGAGAAACGCATGATACTAGAGTTCCAAATTTTGGTACTAGGGTTAAAGTCATTCATGCCTACAAATTCAAGTTGAGATTCATAAGTAAAGAAGTTATCAATGTTGCCTGTAATCACAACATCTAAGTCCATGTACAGTGTGACACCTGGTAAATATACATCTGGATGAAACAGTTGTAGTTTATTCCACCAACCTTGTAAGTCTTCTTCAGGAAACTTTCTTACATCTATATCTCCCTCGACCATCTTCTTCATTTTGACATGGTCAGTAAATACTATAAAGTTAACAGGAATAGTGGTGTTTCTTTTCACCATGTTGTAGAGTTTTTGTACATACTCTACGGGGTACTTATCACCATAACAAACACAAGCAAAATTCATATCGCTAACCAATTGTACATTGCCCTCATACTAAAAATTAAATACATAAGTTCCATCAAAGTTCTAGGCCAATCTCTATCTTTGTAACCAAAATATACCCACATAACACAGGCAATAACACTAAAGAGCCATCCAACCCATTGTGTAGAAATATTAGCACTAGATAGGATAAAAACAGAGGCCATCGCCAATGCAAATCCTAACCAGCGTTCTGGTACTGTACCTTTAAAATATCGAAAGCCAAGCCATCTTCTATTTCTTGTATTGTAAACTGGTGATTTGCTATCATGTTTAGCCATTCTTGCACCGTCTTTCTACCTGGTTTAAATGGTTTTTCAACCTTGTTGATTTTACGACTTGTTACAAATGATGCAACATGTCTTTGATGTGTAAATGCCGGTGTCATATTTAGTAGACCATCTACTGCTGACAATGACATATTAGTAACTACACAACTTGCATTTTTTATATCATCTTTGATATCAGTTCCCCACCATTCATTTCCTGGTCTAGGTTTATTTCTCATTTTGATTGGCAAATCTGTATGTTTTCTTACCTCTTCACCTACTTGTTTAATCCACTCTTCTTGCGTAACACCATTGATGTGCATAGTAACAGTTGGTGATGAAGGACATAGTAATACATAGTCACCACTGTCTCTCCAACCCTTAAATTCTACATCAATACCTTGTCTCTCTAATGTATTATATCTTTCAGGTGTTGCAACATGCATTTTGATAGTGTGTATATTACCTTTACAAATTCTAAAGTATGTCTTATCATAATCATTGATAATTGGTGTAGGGTATCTTGTAATCTGTTCAGTTAAATAACCAACATCTACATACCACCACTCTTCACCTTTTTCTATACATTGTCGTATCTCTTTTATATTATTACCTGCTAAACCCCAAAAGAAATGTATTGGTTTCATAGGTGTATCTTTCCAACCTTTTTCAATTGCTGGCCATAGTTGATGTGATAGACATTTATCCCATGCTATTTTGTGTGTTATAATCATCTTGCTCTCAATAAGTTATTGTTTACTTTCATTACTGTATCTAATATTTCGTTATCTGTAAAATTTTTAAATGCTTCGACATCTTTAGGAAAACAACTGCCATCATACCCTAACTTTTCTACTTTCATATGACTAGGTCCTATGTTTTCAAACAAACTTAATATACCTATCATTTCATTGTAATTTATATCTTTACTTAATTTCTTATTCAAATCGTGAAAAAATGTAACTTTGATTGCTAACCAACAATTATGTATATACTTTACCATGCTAGCTGTTTTTCTATTTGTTATCACATTCTCTTTGTTTAATTTACTAAACCTGTCTATCCACCATTTTACTTCTTTTTCTTCACCACCCCAAATGAATACTTTTTGATTCTTAAAATCTTCTTTAGCATACTTTTCTCTTAAAAATTCTGGCGAATAAATTACATTCTTTGAATACTTATCAATTTGATTAGGTAGTATGGTAGACTTAATTAAAATTTTCATATCACCTAGACCATACACAACCTTTTTTATAATACTATCATCTGGTTTACCATTTTCAGTAGGTGTAGGTAAACAAATAATGGCACCGTCAGCATTTAAGTAATCTTTTATTTTATTATCATTCAACCTAGGGTCTATGCGTACAACTTTAATATCATGTTCTTCTAAACAATCTGCAATCGTACCACCTACAAAACCACAACCAATAACTAAAATCATGTTTGTAACCTTGTTGCTGTATTGTAGGCAGTACCATCTTTAAATTCTTCACTTGTAAATTGTACAGATAATAAACTATCTACCCATTGATTAATTAAATCATCATCTGGATAATGTGGACTTTCTATGTTTTCATACATACACTCAGATACTTCTTTTGATGCTGATACTTCATCACAGAAACTAGGTACACCATTAAGTATTGCTTCTATAGCTGCTGTTGATTGATGAGTTACTATTGCATGACAGTTTTCTAATTGTTTTAAAAGTGATGTTTTAGTATCTTTCTTTCTTACAATAATATTTCTATCAGTATATTTTTGTAGTTCAGTTATTTGTGTATCAATCCACAACTGTTCATCTCCTAAATGATATAATCTACATATTGCTTTAGTTGGTGGACATAATAAGATGTGTTCACCATTTTTATGAAAAGGTTTTCTATCTATCTTACCAAACTTTTTAATTCTTTGTTTGTCTTCTTTTTCTAACTCTACAATATAATTTAATTGCATCTGTGACCTAATTAATCTATATAATATGCCATTAGGACCAGGTTTATAATCTCTTGTTGCACCAAAGTAAGCATGGTCCATATAATAAAAGGGGTGTAATCTTTTCTGACATTCCCAAATTATTTGTTCGGTGCCTCTAAGTGTACCAACAACTGCAACTGGATTTTTAGTCCACTTTTTCATATCAAAAGTAGGCCATTCACCTACTTCAAATGGTTTTATGCCTGTCTTACTATTTGTGTGTACAGTATCACAAAACGCTCTTATGAATTCATCTTTTCCTGTGCTGGTACAAAATCCTTCTATCATATCTGTTGTTCTTTGTAATATTCAAACCATTCATCAGCATAATCTACATCTTTATAATCATCAAACCAAGGTCCACCCTCTGTAAAATGAACATTACTTGCATCTGATTTATATTCATATTCACCTACTAACCAGTTCCAATGCAATGGCAATCCACCAATTAAATCATCACTCTCTAACCATTTAAATTGATGAAGTTCTAATCCACTAGCTTTGTTAATATAATCTGGTGTTAATGATGTACACTTCTTACAATTCATTAACATAAAACTAGACCAGTTCTTTTTAGGATATACTGTTTGTTTCTGGCCTAAAAATTTTGTTGCTGTTTTAGGTACATAATCATGTTTACAAACCTGCACTGCATATTTGTCATCTCTTAATCGCCATAGTTGATTAATGTCTGTTCTCATCAACATGTCACAATCCATAAACAATGCCCAACCTTGATAATTCATTAAGTGTGGTATAATAAATCTACTAAAACTAAATTCGGTTGAAGATAAACTATTTCTTTCTCTAACAAAATCATCTTTAATATTTTCTAAATAAATCGGTGTAATAGAAACAGGCTTACTTGAATTCTTTAAAATAGAATAAGCAAGTGTGCTAAAAGCAGCCTTCTCTTTACTATCGTAACCTACAAAAATGTTAATCATCCTCTAAACTCCTTACTTCTACCTTTCAACTTTCTTTCCTTCCCTTTTGTGTGGTCATAAAAATTGCCTAATACAGACCTTGCCTGTACATGACCAGCTCTGTTATCACCTATGTTTATATTTTTTACTTGTCTTTTACCTTCAAATCTATTTCGTATATGGTCCCAAACATAACTATCATGTTGTTCATTTAGATTATATATATCATCACTATCATACATTCGTTTCATTTCAGTTGCATAGTTAATAGTTTCAGGATGTTTCATGTTAAAACCTAAAAAACCACATTCACTATATTGTTGGCCTCGACCTAGATATGTCATCATTTTATCTGGTGAATATAATCTAGTTTTTACAAACTGTTCAGTCATCTCTTTATAGAATACACTATCAGCATCTATACCAATAATATAATCATAATTTTTTTCAGTTAATAAGGCATGTGTGTATGCATAAACTTTGTAGCAAAATCTCACACCATCTATAAAAAATCCTGCATCTGTATTTGGTATAATTTTCGATTTATTTCTGTCAACAAATGCCTTACAATCTGGCACCAAATCATACATATCTTCATCTTCATTATAGACTTTTAAATCAAATTTCCAATTATAAGTCTCTCTAAATCTATGTGCATATTCTTTATAAAGTTTATTGTTATATGATGTGACCACTAAAATTTTCATATCGACACCTTAAATACTTTCTTCCATACTGCAAAGTTTAAAATTAAAAATAATTCTTTTTGTGCAAATAGACCAGGACCTGCCTTATGGCCTTCCTGTAAATCTGCATGGTCTTTATTATTTAAATATCTTTTCTCAATATCTGTATTGTCATATTCAAATAGTTCCTGTAATTGTTTATCATTTAATATATCTCTTATATAATCTTTTAAGATACCAGTATCGGGTGATGGATGCCACCCTCTAACTTTTCCCCAACCACCGATTAATATTTCATCTGTGGGAAATCTCCAGCCTGTTTTACTATGTTCAATAATATATTTTGGTAGTTTTCTTGTATAAGCTTGTTTCTGCAACTTCTTATTATATAAAGTAGGATTTTCGTAAAACTCTTTTCTAATTTTTTGTTCGCTGGGTATGGCTCTAATATAATCTCTAATAGTTTTATTCATATAAGGAAATCTACCTTCCATACTAAATGCCATACCTAACTTATCATTTCGTATAAAAAAATCTTCAGCTAAATTAGTTAAACTTTCAATATATAAAAAATCATTTAGTTTATCACCAGTCATAGGAGTGGTTGGTAACCATTCGTTTAGATAGTTCATCATATCATCTATTGAACAACTTAGCTCGTCATTTTTAAGTATTTTATTTTTACCACTTAATCTTTTCATATGATGTTCCCAATCAGGCGTTATATGATGTTTATATCCTGCAAATAACTCATCACCGCCATCACCAGCAAGTGTTACAGTAATATTATTTTGAGATAAAAATTTGTTAGTATTGTAGTAAGATGGATAAGATTTACCTTGTCTAGGTTCTTCTAATGCATAAAAGGTATCATCTAATGCGTCAACATAATCTTGTTGCGATTGATTTAAGATATTATGTTCTACTTTCCAATCTTTTGCTAAGTTCTTTGCAATTCGACTATCTTCATTTAATCTACTATGTGGGTCAATTGTGTCGAATGCTGTAGTAAAAGTTTTTGGTTTCACACCTAACTCTAACATTTCATATAAAATAGATGTGCTATCCATACCTCCCGATAAGAATAGACCAGTGTTTCTACGACCCATTAAAGTTTCCTTTACACTATGATTAATTCTTTCTTGTACTTCATCTACACCTTTGTATTCATATTTGTAATTATTTAAGTTTCTACTTTCAATTACATTACCCTCTATGACATCATATATTCTAACTTCTCCAGGTACTAATTTCTGTATGCCTTCAAACATAGTTAGATAACCTGAATTATATCCTACTTTATGATAATGAGATAATGCTTGTTTACAAACTCTACGGTCAAAACCTACTTCTAATAAAGATTTAATTTCTGAAGAAAAACATAGAGTGTGATTATGAAAACCATAGTAAACAGGTTTAATACCATTACTGTCTCTGGCTAATATCAATTGTTTAGTGGTTCTATTATAACATGCAAGACCAAACATGCCGTCTAGTTTGTCTAAGAAACTGTGACCATGTTTTTCTATACCTTTTATAATAACTTCGGTATCTGTATTTGTAGTTAAATCAAACTCTTTGCCTAGTTCTTTATAGTTATAGATTTCACCATTATAAACTAAAACAAGATTGTTATGTATCCACGGTTGTCTTGACTTTTGTTCTTCGTCAACAATAGAAAGGAGATTATGTCCTAGTGTTACAAAGTCATCATGCCAAGCGCCATCACCATCAGGACCTCTGTGGTGCGCCATATCGACCATCTTTTCAATGGTATTGACATCTCTTTTAAATATACCGTGAATGGCACACATTTAACTAGACCATTTTGTAAAGATTGTTTCTTTTCTTTTGTTACCTCTTCTTTGATAACCAATACCACTTAAAACATTTACTATATCATCATGGTATTGTTTCTCTTGTGGATTTCTGCATGGTAGTTCTAAACATAAAACAGCATCATGCCTACTCAATAAATCTAATCCACCATTTACAATTTCTTTTTCGTGTTCTTGACAATCTACTTTGATAAAACCAATATTTTCAAAATCATTTACATAATCATCTAACATTTTCACATTTGTATAAGTTGTATTCAATTGTTCTTCTTTTAGAGTTCTAATAGAGTTTCCATGAGTTACACCATGAGCTAACAAACTAACATTACCACTTTCATCAGGACTTGAAAACAATACTGCGTTCTCTTCTTGGTGGTCTGATAATGCAACTTCTTCCATTTGCCAATTTGAATAGTGATTCATATTCGCTTCATAACAGGCTAAGTTATCTGGATGAGGTTCAAATGCTGTTACTGATTTAAATTTTGAGCATAGTTCTTGTGACCAAAAACCAATGTTGCCACCGATATCCAATGCATTGTTCCAGTCTTTTACAAAACTTAATGCAAATTCTCTCTGTTCTTTTTGATAATGCCATGTGCCATTGTGTTCAGTCAACATAGCTTCATAGTGGTTATCCCAATCAGGCAGGTGCCACCCTTTTATATTTTTCATATCATCTCCTTAAAATATAATTTGTTTCAGTATCACTTAATTTATAAGTCATACTTTCATCTATAATAAAACCATAATCTAGTAAAGGTTTTAATGTGTCTGTTGTTGTTACTTCTACAAGTATTGATTTGACTAGTTCAAGTGATTTATCCATACCTGCAATTACTTTGTCTTCTAAACCATCTACATCAATTTTAATGTGATGTGGTTTAACTTTTGTATAATCTAATGTAAAACCTGCTACATAATGTTTTACTCTATCATCATTCATACCAAAATCATTATGAGATTGTGCTGGTACAATTGATAACATAGCAAGTTCATTAACACTAATTTTATCCATAATTGCAAAAGGATATGCTTTTACTTTATCAAACTCGTTAATATATATGTTCGTTACCAACTCTGCAAAATTGCCAGCGTGTGGTTCAAATGCGTGTACAACTGCACCACGCTTAGCTGCATATAGTGTATATAAACCAATGTTAGCACCAATATCTACGAATGTATCATGTGGTTCAAAACTATCAATCCACTCTAGTGTCTTTGGTTCTTTTGTATAAAAGGTATTCATTCTCTTTTTGATTAATCTATTGTTATTATCAAACTTAAATTTTATACCACTTCTTTCTTGGACATCTATTGCCCAATCTAATCTTGTTTTATCTTTATTCCAAATTTCAATCATTTTTCAATATAACCACATTAAATATTTGTCTGTTTAAGTCACTATTAACCTCTGTGACACCATGCCAACCTTCTTCTACATTTTTAAATAGTAATGATGTATTACCTACATTTGAGTATGATACATGTTCTTTGAAATCTGAAAATTCAGGATTTAAATTCTCTACTAATTTACCTTTGTAGAATACTGTCTGACCACCACAACTATCATTCCAACCCTCTG